AGATGTTTCAGTATCAGATAGCTGAAGTATTCTGTTACCATCTTTGTCTCTAAGAGCAGCACTTTTTTTATCTCTAAGACAAGCAAACAAAGCATTGATGTAAGACTTTTCATTAGAAAGTTCTTCGTATCGCATACCATGTGCAACATAAATAGTACGCAGTCTATTAAGAATAAATGTATCGTGCCACTCTCTGTAGTTTAGAAACTCACCTGAGATAAACGCGCCTCTAAAATCTCCTAACAAGTCTACTGATGTCTGCCTAGATAAATTAAAGGCCATTAGATATTCTGTATTTCTAAGACAAAGCATATCAACCTTGTCTTCTTCGTCTGGGAACAGCTTGTCTAGTTCCTTGGCAGTAATTTTTTTCTTAGCTATAACATCAGGATCAATCCAAACCATCCATGCGTCTGCATTATTAAACGCACACTCAGTCAGGGCAAGAACGCGAGGCAAGAACTTATGTGGGTTTAGGATATCCTGATAAGGAATCTGTCCACCTTCAGTGCCATCATGTTCCTTATACTCTTCTAAGAATTTTGAATAATCTTCTAGAGTTTCTAGGTTATGATAGAAAATGTTTGGTGCTTGTGGCAGGGAGTACTTACTAATATCTATCTGATAATAATAGCAATGAAATTCAAAGCTTGGTTCCCAAATTTCTTTAAATTGATTTAATACTGTATTGGCTGTTTGATTTAAAATGTCTTCATTAAAACAAGTTACAATTTTATATTTCATTAGTAAGTCCATGTAAGAGTAAGTAAGAGTAATCCATATTCCACTCGGCAGCGTACTGACCATCTATGGATCGACGGCATTGCCAATCCTTAAACCAAGGACCACCAGTAGTAAAGTGTACGTTACGTGCCTCAAGGTCTTCAGGAGAGTGGTTGTCTAGCCAATTCCAATCCTCAGTAATCTTACCAATATCTGAAGCCTTGTCTGATAACCAGCCAAACTTATGTAGCCATGAGCCTGAGTTAGAATTAATTTCGTTTACTGTTAGCTTCTGATGTGCAGGATGTCCACAGTTCCATAACACAAAGCTCGACCAGTTTTTTCTAAAGTAATTTTCTTGTAGCTTACCATCCATCTTATGTGTATCTTTAGGCGCGTAGTCATGCTGCACACAGAACAAAGGATAGAAGTCTGAATAATCTTGTGTTGTATAGTCCTCGAACAGTTCGATAATATCTGTTCTCATATACATATCACTGTCCATATACAAAGCCCATCCTTCATACATGTTAAGTGCTGGAACTAAGAACCGAGTGAAGCTAAAGTCTGTAGAGAATGGTCGCCCATCCTTGCTGTCAATAAACTGATCGTCTACAATATCAAACTGCCTATAGTATAGACCCATGCGTTCCATTGTAGGTCTCTTGATAGGTAAGATTCTGATAGGCTCTGATGCTGTTCGCTCTATAGAAAACTTACATACATCATAAGCTGTCTGTTCGCGTGGATCGTATCCTATGTATACAGTAAATGGTAATTTTTTAGCCATATAAATAGTTGTAGAGAGGAAGCTACAACCCCCTCTCTACATCCTTTCCTTAGTTAATTTTAATAGTCTTGGGTTGCTTTTCTTTTGGAACTTCTCTTTGAAGAGACAAAGTTAAAATACCATTCATAAGTTTAGAATCAACAACTTCCATATGCTCACTCATCTTAAACCTTTTATAGAAATCTCTTTCTGCAATACCGTTGTATAAGTTTTCAGTTTTATTTTTTGTATCTCTGCTACCTTTGATAGAAACTAAACCATCTTCAAAGGTAATTGATAATTCTTCTTTAGTAAATCCTGCTACAGCAAGACTTAATTTAAAATTATTATCGTCAATCTTGGTAATGTTATGTGGTGGATAGTTACTACTAAACTGATCTTTGATATTTTCCAGTTCCTGAAATAAAGAATCAAACCCAATTGCATAGTTACTTAATACTGTTCTTGTAATATTTGGCATAATATTTTTCTCCTTTGGCGAGTTAGTGAAGCCCCACAATGGCAGCTTCTTATATATTATATATTATTTTTTTACAATATGCAAGTCTTTTTTTATACTCCGCACACTCCACCACTACCACTAATGTCGCAGATGTCATGTGTCTGTACGTTGTCCTCAAACTCTTCGCCTAGTTTTTCTACAGCTTCAGCATAGGGGACAACAGTAAGAGGCTGACCACCACGGCATCCATCGGGGAAGCAAGTGAAACCACGTAGTCTGTGAGCATACTTAGCCAACGTCTGTGCAAAATCCTCTACACCGTTTTCGTTGTTGTCCTCTGTACCCCATGCAGGAAGGTTAATAGTACTAGAGATAGACATATCTACATACTCCTGCACGTTAGCCTGAAAGCTTAGACGCCGTTCATAGTCAGTAGCAAGATCAATAGCAGACTCAATCTTGTCTGGCTTGGCACCATACAGATCAATCATCTCTTGTGCTGCGCTATCTACCACGTATTGATAGTGCCACTTTTTAGATTTGAGGTAGCGGCGTTTATATGCGACTGCAAATATAGGCTCAACACCTGTGGAAGTTCCAGCCAGAATACCGATTGTTCCAGTAGGCGCGATAGCTCTAACTGCTGCTGGTCGTGAAACTGATAGCTCCTTTGAAAAGTCTCTTGCAACTTTGTCGGATTCTGCTTCATAAACTTTAAGCCAGCGGTGCATTTCTGGAGTAGTTTCATATCGGTGACCGCGCTGGATAAGCCATTCGTGAAGCCCCATGAGGCCAAGCCCAAGCCGCCTGTTCTTTTCTCTAACAAGACGAATCTTATCATAAGGTAGTTGTGCGCGTAGGGTTCCGCACAGGAGAAACTTGGTTGCGAGTTGGACAACATCTTTGAGTTGGCCGAGGTCATCAATCCTAGCAAAGTTAAGACTGCCAAGATTACAAACATCACTATCATCTTCAGACGTAACTTCCGTACAGGCATTACGCAACGTCTCATTTTCTTTCTCGAAGAAGTTGAAGCTAAACCCTGGTTCCGCAGTTCTAAGAGCCTGACGTACATTATACCTAAAGACATCTCCTATATCTCCTGTCTCCCAATAGTTAAGTAACCAATCAGTATCATAGTTAACACTGATGTTTGTCATATCAAGAGGACAGGGAAAGTCAAAGTCGTCTTGCTTAACATCAAAGTAAGTTTGGCCTGTCTTACCAACAGGCATGTCTGCCCAGTTCTTTGCATTAAGAAAAGGCATAATATCAGCGTGCTGATGATTAAGAGATGCGTAGATAGCACTACGTCTGCTACCACCCTGCATAACCCTGCGACCAATCTCGTTAATCATTTGCATCTTGGGTATAGGTCCACTGGCTGTGCCGCCTGTACCTTTTAGTGACGCACCCTCACCACGATACACAGAATAATCAATGCCAATGCCGCCACCTGTCATCAAGCAGGACTCAGACTTCCATGATAAGTCAGCCCAATCTTCTCTGGTATCCTCTTCAGCGCGTAGCAGATAGCAGTTATTAAAAAACTTTTTCTCTCTACCAGCATAATATAGATATCTACCACCTGGAAGAAAGCGAAGATTAGACATATGGTCTATCAGTTCGTCCTTCTCATCACGAGTAAGATAGCTCTGACACACATCCTCAACCAGAGTACATGCCAGTTCGTGCATAGTCTCCGCTCCTGTGTGTGAGTACTTAGTATTAAAAATGTCCTCGCTGAACTTAGACCTGAACTGTGGGTTTCGATTTGATTTAAACATAGACATACACTTCCCCTTTTACTTCTACTTGTTATAATATAATTCTAAGATTAACTCCGCATAGTGTATAGCTTTTCTGATGTCTTTCTCTCCCTCTCCTTTAGCACGGTGGCGAGTGATATACTTTACCACGTTACCCTCAAAGTAGTCAAGGCTATTGGCATGAATATATTCTACTGGTTGGATGCCACAATCTTTGTAATGATTTCCCCCAACCTGCTTGGTTAGGGTATTGGTTTCTTCTCTACTTTTTCTTTGTTTTCTAAACTGTCTTAGATAGTAATCGTCTGGCCCTTCGTTAGAGGAGTAAGCTGATTCTTCTTCTGACATTTTCTTGATCTCCTGTGTCTATAACTTTTAAAGCAAAGCTTCGTACCTTGCGTGGCTCAAGTCCTGCATAGGTACAGACAGTATCAAAGTCGTCGGCTGTAACACCAATAGAAGCAAAGAACCAAGCCCGTGCTTGATCCCTTTCCAAGGTAATACTGCTTGCCTCTTCTTCTCGTTCAACCTTGAGCAAGTCTAGCAACGCCTGTAAGATAACAGATATATATAAAACTTTGTGTGGGTTCTTATTTACTTGATCGTATAAAGATTCAATAAGCTCTTCATTCATCTTCATTAAAGTCCTGTACTGGTCTGTAGAACTTACCGCCTATCCAGTTGTTATAGTAGGCTGGCTCGTCCGTTCCTTCTAGTTTTGCAGTAAGGACATGTCGTATAACTTGGTGGTAACACTCATAATACTTTAAGCTTCGTTTGTTTTTAAACTGTCCTAAGATTTTAAATTTAAAAGTATCCTTACCAAACTTATCTATGTCTTCTTTAAGATGTTTGCTAGAACCAGCATAGACTTTCCAGTTAGATTCTTTTTTCTTTTTACCTTTACGATAAGTCCAGTACTGCTTGCACCCTATGTAAGCCTTCTTAGTTTTTGTGTTGGTGATGCAGTATACAAAACCAAAATACTTTTGTATGTCTAGCTTCCTATCGTAGTCCCAGTGCATTTAGTAATGGACTTCCTCTACGTCTGGCGTCTTTGCCACCTTAACCAGATGTCTTTTGCCCGACGCATATTTAAATGTACGTAAGCCTCTGCCCTCATTTGCATCACTCCAACACTCTCTATTATGGCGACAATACACACAACCAATATGAAGACGCATGTTACCAGACTTACCATCAGGAACAGCAGGATAGCACCTATCAGGGATTGCGGCTTCCTTCGCAACCATTTGCTTGAGTTTCTTAATTCTTTCTTTGGCATTTATCATCTCCATTGAGTGTACTCTAGACAAACAAATTTCTCCTGTTGATTTATCTATCACAAGAAAGCCAGCCTCATCTAGTCCATTGGCCTGTGCATACGCAGAGATTTGTGCAATGTAACCAAAGGGATCATCGTTTACTAAATCGTTACGCCTAAACTTATCAAAGCTTCTACCTGATGCACTCTTACAATCAATAAGCACACCATCAATCAGTGAATCCTGATGGCCCTTAACACCTTCAATAGTAAGTTCTTTCTGCTGATCTGTAACCTTGTGTCCAGATATAGACGCACACAACAGCAGCAGTTCCTCTAAAATATATCCATACAAAAACTTAATTCGTGTGCTAGGTTTCAAGTAATCTTCAGTTGTTTCCACTCTTGAATCATACCATAGCTGTCTATCGGGTTTGCCAATAGCTGAGAGGCGTAGTGCTGTGCGATCTTTAGGAGACTCATACATAAATGTTTTTATATGTACTTTTAGCATCTCACCAAAGGTATCAATGTGCTTGTCTACTTCTGCCTCATCCATATCAATAGGATCAAAGGTAAATAAATTATAAATATCCTCGACTAATGTATCTATTGTTTTTGTCATAAAAATTAGAGGGGTATCTAAATTAATAGATACCCCTCTTCTCCTTTCAAACTACGAAGCGAGGGGGAAGTCTACCGCTTCTTCATTCGTGTATCCATTAGGGACCACATCAAAGTCAGGACCGTTGCTTGTATACTCAACAAGTTCACGAACCTGTAGGGAGTCAAGATATCCTTTGACGCCTTCCTTACCACCAAAGGTCCATGCTTTAGGATATGCTTTAGCACATACCTTAGAACCATTGCCAATTAGTGTATTAGCAGGGAAAGGATTACGTTGTGCATCCACTACTCGAATACTTCTGGGATCACCGTTATAGGTTGTAGTGAATTGCTTGAGTGTAACAAAGTTACCACGCTTATCATCTGGCTTTTCTGCTGATACATTCTTAACAGTCAGCCCGACATCCTGTGCAATCTTTAAATTATCAGGATCAAGATTACAAATATCAATAGTGTACTCAGGCTTCTCTGGGTTGATCGTGTTAGGCTCAAACACCTTTGCCCAGTAAGCTTCACCAGTGATAAAGATAGGGTCTGCGTAATTTTCGTTAGCCATTTTATTTTCTCCTTGAGTTTCTAAATTTAGTTTCTATCTTGTCTACTACACAAGAACACACATTATAACATGTGGTATCTTATAAGTCAACAATCTTTGTCAATTAATTTGTACTCTACTTCTTTCATCAAGTCATTAACTGATACTTGAGTTAGTAGGTCGTCTCTTCCTCTTCGGCTGTAGAATTTATACTTAGCATCTGAGGCTCGTTCTACGTCTATATTCTCTACTTTTTTAAACGCAAATTCTTTTAACCTTTTTCTATTAATCATAAGAAAATCTGTGTTTCTTTCAAAGGCAATCTCGTCTGCCTCTCCATGTAACCACCCAAAAGCGCCACGGACATTTACAAACTCAATCCATAGCCACTCGTTATTTACTTTATTATCTGAGCGGTTAGTTTTCTTCTGAGCTTTAACATCAACAGAGAAAAATTTATTTTCTTTACTATTTACTAGATGAAAGTCTATGTGCTTCTTAATGTTCTCCTCTTTCGTTGCATCATAAACGTGCCATCCTAAATCTTCCATTGATTGTTTAAATAAATCTTCTGCTTTCTTGCCTACGGAATACTCTCGGGCGTAAGACATTACGCTACTAGACGATAGCGAGTGTACGCATCACCGTCTGGGGTCATTGCCTTGACTGCTTCAATAACATATCCCTTCTGACGTAGGCGAGAGATAGCGGCGGTAAGGTTCTCACACCAGCCTCTTTCAATAGCCGTCTTACGGGTTACTCTCATGCCCTTCTTCAAGGCACGAAGGATTTTGTTATCTACTGATTTTGTCATGTTGTTCTCCATTGTGATTGGTTTGTGTATGGTACTACAAGCAAGCAGGGATGTCAACCTAATAAGTAACTACTGCTTACGTAGTAAGCTAAGTAGTAGTTACTATTAGTGGGTCTCTGCCCATGTCTTGCCTACTTTATATTGCGAGTCAAGTGGACACACAACAGATAGGTTACGAGACGTATTTAAGATAGCCTCTTTAGTTATTCTACAGAAATTAAGAGTATCTTTTACACTAACTTCAAACTGATACTCATCGTGAATAGATGCAACAAGTTTAGCATCTACTCCTCTTTCATTTATTATCCTAGTTATTTGAACTAACCATTCTTTACAAATGATTGCTCCTGCACCTTGCAGTAAAGTATTTAGTGCAGCATGTTCTGATCTAATTTTTAGATGTCTACCATCCAAACCTAAGATAGAACCTGTTGTTGCAGCCTCAGTAACTTGGTTGCGTAGTCTTTTAAGGGCTGGCATATTACCTAAGAACCTTTCTATAAGTTCTCTTCCCTGTGCAGACCCGCCACCAACAACCTTACCAATCTTGGCAGCACCAGCACCATATAAAAATGCGTAGATAAATGTCTTTGCTTGGTCTCTATTGGTTAGCCCTGCCATCTTCATGTTGGCTGTATGTACGTCACCATTTACTACTTCATTAATGTACGCTTTGTCTTGCATGTAATGTGCAAGACAGCGTAGCTCTAATCCAGAAGCATCTGTACCTATTAGATTGTACTTTTCTGGATCAGAGATAGTCCACAGCGATCTAAACTCTTTGCCATAAGGACTGTAAGAAGCAGGAACTTGAGCCATGTTAGGACTGTTGTGAGCCATACGGCCCGTCACAGTTTTGAGCGTCATTACCCTGCCTCTAACCTTCTCGTCGTCGTGGCACTCTTTGATCCACGACTTTAACATTCCTGTACGCTTCTGTAGCAAAAAGAACCTACTAAACATCTGAGCTTCAGGCATTTTGATATGGCTTAATGTTTCTTCATTAACAATAATATTGCCTTTGTCTGTGTGATGTTTAGGTTCCCAACCTTTCTCCATCAGTCTTTCTGCAATCTGTTTACGTGAAGCTATGTTAAATGGAATGTACTTTACTTTTGTTTTTAGTTGTAACTCTTTTGGTGGAAACATCTCAGTAGCTTTAGCAATCAAGATATCCTCTTCCTCTTGCAACTCAGACAGTAACAGCATGGCACCACGAAGGTTAAGTGTGAAGCCATTCTTTTCCTGCTGATCTACAATTGCACGTACACAGTTCTCTAGTCTTTTACTTTTACTAGAAAACTTAGCACCTTCTTTATCAAGATACTGTGCAACCTTATGTGTAAGCCTAACGTCCTGCTTACAGTACTCTAGCATTTCAGGTGTGTAGTATTCAAACTCCTGAAACTCTATCTTTGCAAACTCCAGTTGCTCACCCCATGCTTTGAGGGAGTGACCGCCTTCTCTGATTGGGTTATACAACTGAGATTCAATGAGGGTGTCACGGATTTGACGTAGCTGTATTGTAGAACCTGTTAGTCTGTTCAAGACAGGTGCATCAAAGCTAATGCCATTGTGCATTATAAATTGTTCTACATTCTTAGACCACGCTGCAAACTCGCGACACTCCTCACCTACCCACGACCACTCAGTACCGTTGTCATAGTCTCTGGCTACGATGCAGTGGATAACTGTAGCATCAATAGCATCTGTTTCAATATCTACAATAGCTTTCATATCTAGAAAGGAATATCCTGATTGTCTTCATTTTCAACAAAAGGATTATCAATCTGTGTCATGCGACCTGTTTGATTATCATAATGAAGATGTGTAGCTATCCCTGTGTCTCCTGTATATCTGTTCTTTAGAATACGTAGTGTAGTTGTATTAGCTTCTACTGGATCATCAGCCTGTTGATTGCGCTCCAAGGCTATTACGCTATCACTTAGATGAGCGATAGATGCTGACCCACGTAGATGCGATAGGCTCACCTCACGGCCATCCTCATGCCCCTTGTCACCTGATGGGCGACGTAGGTGACTGACCAGCAGCAAGCCAATGCCTGTCTCTTCAACAAGAGAGCGTAGCTTGGTCATAAGAATATCAATAGACTTACGCTCATCTCCATTGTCCTCTTGCCCAGAGACAAGGATAGATAGATGGTCGAGGAACACCCACTTGCAATCCAAAGCTTTTGCCATGTACCGTACACGATCCAGTATCTCGTCGTTAGAGATAGAACCAAAGTGATCGAAGGCAAAGAACCTACCCGTTCCTACCGTTTTTTCCTGCCAATCATTTAGTTGTTCCTGTGTAAACTGATCTCTGATCTCCTTAATATATAGTCGAGCGTTAGCCTCAACAGACATAATGTTAAAGGCAGTGCTTCGGATACTCTCTTCCAAAGCTAGTACACCAATGTTCGCTTTAGTGTTGCCCATAATGTAGAGCAGCAGTTCTCTAATGATGCTGCTCTTACCCATGCCAGCACCGCTAGTGAACGTGACTAACTCACCTGTACGCATACCGTATGTCTTCTCATTAAGCTTGGACCAAGGGTAGGCCACAGTCTCAAAGTACGCTTCGTCGTACAGCGAAGAACCAAGATCACTAAGATTAATAATTCCTGCTGGTGTATAGGATTTAGCAGCCCACCATGTATCTACAAACTTTTGTCGTTGATTTGTTTTTAGATACTCATTGGCATCCTTCATATCAAGGGTGACAATCTTACACTTGTTAGGCTCGAACAGTTGGGCAACCTTAGTGGCTGCTTCTTTGCCTTCTTTGTCATTATCAAAACATAATACAACGCTGTCATACATATTAAGAAAGTCAAACTGTTCCTTACAGTTTTTAACTGCTGCCCCTGCACCATTCTTTAGTGAGACTACAGGCCACTTTGATCCGAGCAGTTCATACGCAGACATAGCATCTAGTTCACCCTCGCATACGGTAACGTACTTTGCTTTACGAGTAAACAAATGCTGCCCAAACAATCCTGCACCTGACAGGTTGCCTTCAGACCAGAACTTCTTGTCGGCGGTAGACCTAATCTTTCGACCTATCACCTCGCCATCTGGCCCACGGTAGTCATATAAATGATGTGTGATGTTTGCATTATCTTTAACGACCGACGCCCCAAAAAGTTTGGCAGTTTCGGCTGTAATCTTTCGATCACCAAGGTCAGATATAACTGCATTGTCATAGCTGTTCATTGGTTTCCTTTTATCTATTGCTACTACTGTATTTGTTTGCATACTTATTTCCTCATCGGCTGGTATAAATGCTTCGCATTTGTGACAGTATTGATGGCCGTCTGAATACAATGAGTTGGCATCAGAAGACCCACACGCTTCACATGGAAGGTGCCTTACAAAAGTTCCTGTATCTGACATGGGTTACTCGCTATTTGAAAACGATTGAGTAAAGATTTTTACTATCTAATTTAAGAGCGTAACATAATGTGTTACGAAAGTCAAGAGCCTCTATTGCATTTCCTCTTGTATCGAAGGTGTCTACTATAGTTTTTGTTTTTGTATTCTGTACTTTCCATTTCTTATTCATTACAAAGACCTCTGGTGATTTTGCCACGCATCGCTGAGAAGTTGTTTACGATAGTCTGCTAATTCTTTTTCAATTTCCACAAGCATTTCTATTTGATTTAAGATGTTCCTTTTTTTAAAGTCTTCTTGCGGTGAAAAGATTAAACCTTTTGAGTATCTAATTACAAATAACTGCTCCATTTCTAAACCTCTTGTTGGTTAATTAAAGCGTTCCACGAAATCGGAAACTGTTTGTTTAGTAATCCATTTATTTGCTGCGCTATGATTCTAGTTTCCAGTTGGGTATCTTCTGCAAGGCGCAGCTTACATACCCTAGCAAAGGCTGCGATGCTACCGCTCCAGTACCATTCAGTATACATACCTTGTGGTAGCACAGCCCTAGCTTGTTCTTCACATACTCCTTGGAAAAGTAAAGATTTGTATGCTTCTGTAGCATGGTCTATAGCGTTTTTGTAGATGTTGCTCATAATTTTTGGTGACATTACTAACTCTTCTGATGATCCTTGTTTCTTATCTTCAGAAACTTTACGCCATTCTTCTGTGTACCACATCTCTGGATCATCAGACACATAGCGACGGCTCACCTCGTTCCATACCAACCCTACCTGATGCTTGCCTAACTGTCTAGCTACAAAGATAGGAGCCTTCATGTGAAACTGTGCAGAGCAGTGGCCGAACGGTGTCCAGTGATTGTGCTTGGCAAGATAGTTAATTAACTTAATATCTTTGTCAGAGATTGGTTTGCTTTTGGGTGATCGTTTGTTGAATGATACTCGCGCTGCGTTTGCAACAGTAATATCATTACCCATATAATCTATAAGTTTAACTGTCATTCAGTTGTCCTAACATCCATTGTGCAATTTTCATATGTTCTTTTGCTGTTGCGTCATCTTTTAATCGGTTAGCTCTAGCAGATACCCATCCAACATTTCCTTTTACATATCCTTTATCAGGTACAATACGATCTACTTGTGCCGCATTGTCAGCATATTGGTTAGTGGCGAAAAGGTCTAACTTAACTCCCAGAATAGGACAGGTATCAGTCCAAATAGACTTTAGATATTCTTCTGTTAAATTAAAAGGTATTTGTTTACTAGTTGCTTTATGTTTAACACGCATACATCTGATATGGAATGGTTTTTCTTTTTTATTTTTCGCAATACTTTCTTTTCGACATGCAGCACAACGGGAGTCTGTACCGTCGGGGCGACCGCTGTCTTTATGATACTCAGTTAATGGTTTATTTTTTTTACATTTGCCACATACTTTTGTTGGAAGTTTTGTAAATTTGTCGAGCGCGTTAAACAAGTTAAGGTATTCTTCATCAACCATCATTGAAAGTTTCCCCCCATAGATTATCTATAAAGTTTTCTTTGTCCTCCATGATCTCGTTGATTTCTTCCTTGGCAAGCTTCTTAGCTTCCTTCGCTGTGTATCCTTCTTCGCTATACTGTTTAGTAAGATCACGAAACAGATGGTTACGTTCTTTTTGCCATAGATTTTTTGCCATTACTCTGCCCACTTACTCCTGTTTATTGAATGTTCTGCAAGTAACTTTTTAATTGTCTCGTCCTTATCTTGTAAGGCTTTCTTGAGTACAGTTATATACTGCTCAAGCTTTAGTATTTTCTGTGCGTCATTCATGTCCCTTCCTAACAACATAGTTCGCGTCTATAAAATACATGCTCACCTACCACAGCCAGCAGAAAAAAGTTATCTGCTATAGCCCATTTAGGTGATACATATACTGCATGATAATGTGTGGCACCAAGGGTATCTCGAAGTAATACACCATCAAGTGCCATATTAACTACCTTAACAACCTCTTCTAGTGCTTTGATATTCCTCATCCTTTCAGTCTTACCATCACACCAATAAGAGAACTGACATTTATTTCTAACTGGGTTGCCTTCCCAATACATGCCCTGCTTTACAACTTCGCAGACACTATTAGGAAAAGTTTTATCATACATCCTTTCAAGAATTACATTAGCTACAGCCAGCTTACCAGCAAAGGTTTCAGACCTAGCCTCAAAGTAAACTGCCTCAACTAAACATGTGCGCTCCTCTTCTGCTTTAGCTGGTGTTACTAACATAAGCAGTAACAAACTACTTAAAATATATTTAATCATTAGTGTATCCTTAGAACGTGTAGATCGTGTAGCTGATCCCCAAAGAAAGGTTTTAGAACATCGTCCATGAACAACTCTGCTTCCATCTGGGTATCAAATTTTTCGATGGTATCTCCATCGTCTGCAACCAATGGGGTTGTTTCTTCTAGGTCTAGGTTGGTAGGAATTTGTACTATAATATATGACATAGCAATCTCCTTTTAAGAGATTTCATTATATCATGCCACCTACATTGTCCCTAATAATATCTGTGTGATTTAATTCTGCCCAATAAATTTCAAGGGCTTTGGTTTCCTGACAGGCTTCAAAAGAGTGCTTCTCTCCAGCAGGAACCACACACATATCTCCCATAAACAAATGGGTTTCATCTACTAAACCATAGTCCTTGTGCCGTCTAATAATTAACTCGCCTTCCAATACATAGAAAGCATTGATCTTACTTTGATGTGCGTGTGTGCTACAGAAACCACCGCTATTGATTTTAATCTGATGGATTTCAATAGCTGGTGTTTGTAACAGGGGACAAGTACTTCCCCAAACTTTTCCTTCAATGTTCATTATAGTTGTTCTCCTTGCGCTGAAAACCCATCAAGATTAAACCAATGACCGTTGTCCTCTAGTTCAAAAAAGCTCCCCGCCTTGTCGGTTACGAGGCAGTATTGATTAATTCCCTCATTAAACCAGACCTCTTTTGTTGAGCCGAGATTAGCAAGCAGGTCGGTAAATTTTTCGGCGCGTTCGTGGTTGATAGATTTGTTGGCATCGCGTTCGATTTCAATCCATACTTTATTCATTACAGTAGTTCTCCTTGTGAGTTATCTTGCTTACGCTGTGCTACACAGATCGTATCGTTGTGCGGTCCACCGTGTGAGACAAGCATTATTTCTTCTGTTATAAATCCTTCCTTACCTACTCCTGTACTATTCCACCCAAAGGATAACACAATACCATTGTCTTTTACAAGAGGTTTTATATTATCTTTTACTTTAGTATAGAACGATGCTTGTGTATCCTGCTGTGTAACCTCAAGCCCTGCTATTTTGTAGCACTCACTGACCTGTCGGACAGAATAGGGTGGATCATACAGCACGACATCAGCCTCAACACCTTGAGTTAAAAGACAATTTAGAAAAGCTTCTGCTTTCATATGATACTGAGCATCTGTCTCTGGGTTTAGGTCGTTGGTGATTGTTCCTACTCGTGAGTCACGCGCAAACGGATCAACAATTACGTCCGCACCGAGCGTCCATCTAGAAACAAAGTCTTTAATAGGTTTAATACTAAACGTATCATGGTTAGGCATAGCCCATGTCTTGCTAAACCGTATGCTATTTTCCATTTCTAAGGCTCCACATTATTTATAACTTCAACATTAAATGCTTCGTAAATAAACTCAACCAACTCATCGAAGTCATCAGGGTTGTAGTTAAAAGAAAATACAAAATCTCTAACAGCATCCCACGGGACCGTCACTCGCTCTGGCTCCGAGGGTCGAGAAAAGTCTACATGAATTACATTATCAGGCATCTTCAGTTATCCCACAGTAATCCATGATATAGCGACGGGCTTCGTCGCGACAAGCGGCACCGATGAAGCCTTCGCCGTACTCGTGAAAGATAGTATCAAGTATCTCACTCATTACCCATGCCCGACGACGCGAAGCTTTACCCTCTACCATTAGTTCATCTACACGATTTTTAATGTTCATAGTTTGATTCTCCTATATATGTTTCTTCAATCCACTTTTCGTAGCCAGAACTCATTTCTAAATATTCGTTTTCAATCCATCCATTTAGTTCCTTTACGTTAATAATGTCATCAACTTCTGTTAAGTAGTCTTCAATGATAGGCGAAATCCAAGAATCATATTCGTTCTCAATAAAAGACATAACTTCTTCTATGTTCTTAAATTTATTTACTGACATCTGATGACTCCACCTCTACAAACATATCGTCGTCGTGAAAAACCTTATGCTCAATTTGGTTACCTTCAATGTCAGTAACAGTTACTCTAGTAATAGTATAATTATCGTTGCGTTCAGTTTTACACACAATTTTACTAGCCTTATGGCTCGTAGTTTCAGCGTACATTTCGGTCTCCGTTGTGTTAGCTATTAACTCACTACTGCTTACGTAGTAAGCTAAGTAGTAGTGAGTAATAGGGTGGCCTCCACAGTAGGACTCGAACCTACAACCTACAGCTTAGAAGGCTGTCGCTCTATCCAGTTGAGCTATGTGGAGTATACACTACTCGTTGTAATCTAGCAAGTCTGTTAGCTTTTTATTTAACAGATTGTGGATTACGTACATGGCGTCAGTGTTTGATGGAGCATGTAGAAAAGCCGCATCAACAGCAGCAGCAAGCGCACCATACACTACAACCAAAGGATTTTTATTTTCTGTCTCCATATTATATTCTATTTCAGCACCAAATAATTGATAAAAAGAATCTATATCTTTACTTCTTCTTTCCCATGTATCATTTTCCATTAACTGTTTCCCATGTTGTACCCCAAGGTATGCCACGCTTTTCAGTGCGGCGTAAAACATTTTTCCATTTAGATAAATTAATACGTGTATAAGTTTGTGGTACAGGGTACGTTACAGACTTTGCTCTGACCCACTTCCAACCTACCTTGGCTGTTACCAGCCGTGCGCCTGATCCTATGCGAGGCATTTCATCCTCAAGATAGACCCATCCTTTAAAGTCAGCCACGATTTTTCCTTTTACGGTATAAAATTAAATTGATAATAGTGTTGAGCCACACGCCCAACAATACAGCACCCTCTACAATTAGGGTTAGGATATCTATCATCGGCCTTGCCCACGATATTTTTTGTAGCTGGCACGTTTATTCTTGTTCATAGTTTTAGTTGATAGCATCGCATGATTACCACCAATACTTGTCTTTTTCTTGGTCGGTTCTATAACTATATTTGTTTTATTTTTAGCCATTAAGATACTCCTTTGGTGTGAGCGGCGGGACTTGAACCCGCAAGCCATAGCTGGCGACAGATTTTAAGTCTGTTGTGTTTACCAATTTCACCACGCTCACTTGTTTATATTAGTTTCCTTGTGCTACATTGTGAGACACACGAACAAGGCGGGAGCGATTGTTCTCCACAATCCAGCGAAGACCGCTATGCTTTGATCGAACGGTAGGCTTCACAGATGACTTACCAAACACCGTAATGCTATGGTAAGGGACATCCACACGCCACCCATTATTAATTGAATGAAAACCATAGCCATACTTGGGTGACTTGGCGTTGACACGAGCAGTAAGTTTCACAGTCTTAGACATTTGTTTTTCCTTTTTCAGTTTCATATTAATTTTATTTTAGCCATTCGGGAACAGGTCTGTTAGTGTACTTCAAAATATGTGACTTGTAAAGCTTATAATAATTACGATAGCCATCAACAGGATCGTCACGCTTTGCATCGTCGGGCATACATTGAGGCATTTTAGTCATAAACTTTTGCTCAATACCGAATGGCGGCATATCAAGCGGACCTCTTAACTTCTTTATAGTTAAATGATCTTTGTTATATCTATGTTTATACTCCTTTCCAAGTTCTAAAAACAATTCATACAACCAGTGATAGTTGTTGTTAGATTGTCTGGCCCATACATTAGATGGGTGGTTCTTATGCGTTGCTTTGTACATGCCACGCTCATCTGGGTACTCATCTCCTGCTGTGACGCGCCAAGCAGTTGATAGCAACTGACCTGTTTCCAATATCATTTTGACTACGTGCTTATCGCAATGATACTGAGCCGCCACAGCAGGATTTCTGTCAAGCATAAATATGTTCATTTAAGTCCTCTTTGAATTTATCAACAGGCTCACTATACCACGTGTCTCTCTCAATCTTTAGGCCCATAGGGCCAGTGACACTGGTCAAGTCTGATAGCATAAAGCTACCCCATTCCTTTTCTAATCCTTCTACAAAGCCAAAGAATAACCAATCACCGTCCTCAGTCTTCTCACCTTCGGTGACATACCAAGACCAGTTTGACCAAGGCGTAAAGAATTTAATTACTTTTTTGCCTATGTCTTTTTCGTTTTGTTTTGTTAGTATTTTCATTACATCACCTTTGCAATTAGATTATCTTTCATGGTTACTTCTGCGAAGAACTCTCGTCCTTTGATGCCAGTAATTGATGGTCGATTACTTCCACAGAATTTACCATCACTCTGATACTCAGGTCCAAACATGGAAGTTTCCTGATACATCAAAGGTTTACCTACATTTTCTTTGAGTTCTTTCTTACTTTTATAATGCAAAATCATCATAACTATTCTCCATAGAGTTCGCCAAGCGCCACCTCTGGGGTAACATACTCCACAGGCTTTGCATGGGCTTCGGTTTCACAAGCAACACAATAGTATATATCAGTTTGATCTATAGACATAACATATTCCATACGATTTGTCATGCCTTTGCAAACTTTACATATTTTTTCTGTGACATATGTATTCATTTAATTATCCTCTACTTCTGTTTAATTCTATGTACATGTCTCGTTGCGTATACCCCTCTTGATTAAGATACTTTTCATAGTCATAAGGTGCTTGCTCTTCTGCTTCTTTAGCAGACATACCACATTCGACCTGTAAATCTTTTGCCCAGCCTATGATCCACGCTGCTTCAAATGCTGCGTGTTGGTCCTCGTCCATTTCATGGAACATAAGTGTCGAAAAATCTTCCATTTAAGATTCCTTTTTCTTTCTATTATATATTTTTTTACTTAGCACTCTACGCAACTTGAACTTCCTAGAGGCAAGTAATTTTGCATAAGGATTATGCTTTTTCTTTTTCATTACTATCCCTTTGCCATTTATACCCTTTCGATTGTCTGCTGGATTCCCATGATAGCATTGCTATGCAACCAAGATACATCATCACCAGATTTGAAGTGCTTCGGATACTTATCCGCAACTAAGTTGCACCAGTTGTTCCACAACAATTCACTGCCACCAATTTCGTTACACAATGCTAAATACTTTCGTGCTTTGTTAAAGTTAGGAATAGAAAACTCTCCATTCATTTTGAACGTGTTTTCATTTACACCATACATCTTTAGGTTGTGGCAGTCAAGGCATCCTGCCTCACCAGTAGTGAGTTGCATAATAAAGCCTGCCTTCACCAAGCCAACGCAAGGAATACGCTGCAACTTTAGCAGCAATTCTTCTGCATAAATATCCCCTGCTTTATAACTTTGTATTAAATCATAGAGCCAAGTTGAATTTTTCAATACAAACTTGATACCCTTTTTCTGCGTAGGCATTAGAGTATTAAACGCTTTCAACCCCTTATCACGATAGTTATCCATCATGTCTGGCAATAGCCAAGTGAAAGTCCGTATGCTTGCAATAACAAAAGTTGCTGACATAGCGGTTTGGGTTGTGCCAAGATCGGCATATTTCTGGATCATTAGATTGTCGCGGTTATACATTAGCTTTTCCTTGTTTCAATTACGATAGAAGCGACGTACTCAGACTTCGATCTAGCTGATCGCTTCGCATCTTTCATATAGCATGGCGCACACAATAGCAAGCCGCTATCTTTTACTTTTGCAGCGTCACCACACTGGTCACACTTTGGAAGTCTGGAATCATACATTTATTTTCAATCTCCAATTTGTAAATCATTAAGTAATTACCAGCGGACCACGAAGGTGCCGTCGTCATTCAACTTGATTACGGGACGGCAACACGGGGACCACAAAGAGATGGCGAAGTCATAAGCGGCCCAATAGTCCTCAAACTTTCTGCGGGTCATAGCTATTCTTTCTTTTAGTTTCTTGTTAAAGATATAAATACTTAGCACAAAGTATAGCCAACTAGCTATACTCTGCACAAAGTATTTAGTGGGAAGGCCACTGCGATAGCTTTGTAGCAGTTGCTACCGCTTCCACAACTTCTGGCTTCACTACTTCCTTCTGCTTCGCAGCTTCCCGATCTGCCGCTGCTTTGCTAAAGCCAACTGGCTTGCCTTCTGGCAACTTATCAGCGTTCTTGATGACTCTGAAAGAGCCATTGTCGAACTCGATCCGAATAGGCTTACCAGCCTTTTCAGCTTCCTTGAAAGCCTCTCGGCTTGTCAGGGCTACCCAGTTTTTACCTGCAAATGCTTTGAATGTCTTACTCATAGTCTGTACTCCCAGTTGTGAGGCCAAGCCTCGGTTTGTGGTACTTAATTAACCAACTACTGCTTACGTAGTAAGCTAAGTAGTAGTTGGTAATTAGCTGTTGGCAATTCGCTTCATCACTTTGGCATGGCGGCGTTGTTCTCTAGCTTGCCGTTCAATCTTTAAATTGATGCTTCGGGTGTTGTTTTTATTTTTCATTAGTTCGCTGGTAATGCTAATGCTAAAGCAAACCATAGCGGCTAGGGTTAGTACACCAACAATGCCAAAGGCAAGTAAAAATCCGTCTTCCATTTTTAATCTCCGATTAACTGTTAAAGATATAAATACTCAGCACAAGACATAGCAACTAGCTATGCCTTGCACAAAGTATTTACAGGTCTGCCCAATCTCCAGCATTTTGCTGTATAAACCTGTCCACTTCTTCAAAGTGGATACAAGTTACAAACTCTCCACTTGGAGAGTGAATATCGATAAAGCCCTTGAATGGACCAGCTACGCTGACAAACGCTTGAAAATCTGTGGCACATTCGATGTCTCGAGTTAGTTGCTGAACTATGTTCATGTCAATCTCCAAGTTGTATTAATTAACCAACTACTGCTTACGTAGTAAGCTAAGTAGTAGTTGGTAATTAGCCTCATCCTGCCACTCATCAAACGGCTTGTCAAGCTACGCTTGGTTCATCGTTTGACAAAGCAACGCTTTGTTGTGGATAACCTGTAAAACTCTTAGAGTTTTCAAAGCTTTAGGCTAAAGCCTAGACTTGCTACAGAGTAGCAGATTATGCCACCTTACCCATCCTTCGGATGATTTGGAAAGGGTTGGGTCGATTTCGGCAGCAGCTAGTTATGAATTACCCTCTACTGCTTCCAAAGGAAGCTAAGTAGTAGAGGGTATTCAAAGTAGTCTACACTTGTAGACTAAAGTCGAAAAATTGCTGCAAAAAAGGTATCTGTTAGATCGCTTTTGTAAATCTTGGAAAGATTTTATCGCAGGGGTACGCGCAAAAACGCGCGCGCATGTATATATATATAAAACAACATAGGGAAAAGAGTACCCAAAATCTATGGGGCAGGAAAATCTAGTATTTTTAGCACGCACTTAATATAAATATTAATATAACAATAATACTACTAACTCTAATAACTCTCTATATTAACATTTGGCTAACATTAATCTATATGTTATAATAATGTTATGTTAAACATTGAAGAAAATTTTCTAGACTCCTACATTAATCTCCAAACCTTGTTGTCTGAGCATGTAAACCTTTCTGCTCATACAGATTTCCTTACATTTGTACGTCTTGTAGCTCCAAGTCTTGTGTCTGGTTGGAAGATGGGTAGGCATATTGAGTTGATATCAAATAAACTAAAGGATTTGGAAGAAGGAAAGATAAAAAGACTAATGGTCTTCCTTCCTCCACGTTCATCTAAGTCTGTTATTTGCTCAAAGTTGTTTCCAGCATGGTATATTGGTAGGAATCCAGAGCATGAGATACTGACTGTCTCCCATAGTGACCAGCTATCTAGCGATTTCGGGCGATCTGTGCGAGATGTAGTCAATACTGAAGAGTTTTCTAAAATATTTCCAGGAGTTGCGCTACGAAGTGACGTTCGTGCAGCGGGTAAATGGAAAACTACGCAGAATGGTACGTATTATGCGGCGGGTGTGCGGTCACAAATTGCTGGACGAGGCGCACACATAGCAATTCTGGACGATGTGATGTCTGAAGAGGACTCATACTCGGATGCTGGTAGAAGATATATCAAAGAGTGGTATCCTGCTGGCCTACGTACCCGTATTATGCCCAACGGTGCGATTGTTATTATTAATACGCGCTATCATTATGATGATCTTTGCGGATGGCTGCTACGACAGCAGGAAGACATGGGTGACTACGAAACTATTCCGTGGGAAGTGATTAGGATTCCTGCATGGCTGGATGAAGAAGCAGCAGAATTGTTAGATATGCCCAAGGGTGGTTGCTATTTTCCAGAATGGAAGTCCGACGACTTGTTACGTATTGATGAGAATGAGATCAAGGCTAGTAATGGTAGTCGATACTGGAACGCACTGTACATGCAAGACCCTACTCCAGAAGAAGGTGGTCTGATAAAGAAAAAGTGGATACAGGAATGGGAGTACGATGAGCCGCCTACTTGTGAGTTTGTTATTCAAACAATGGATACAGCTTTCTCTACACGCAACACGGCTGACTATAGTGTTATTCAGACATGGGGCATATTCTACATGTATGACCAAGATGAAGATGGAATAGAGAACTATGCTTCTAACTTAATCTTGCTTGGTAATGTAAAGGGTAGGTATGAATACCCAGAGCTACGAAGGATTGCACAGAAACTATACAATGAATACAGACCTGATGTCTGTATGATTGAAAAGAAAGCCAGTGGTCAGTCTTTGATTCAGGACTTACGCAGATCAGGGTTACCTATTCTAGAGTATTTGCCAGATCGTGATAAGGTATCCAGAGTTTACTCAGCTACGCCCATTATGGAAGCAGGGCGGCTATGGCTACCTAGCTCTAAGAAATGGGCAGATGATCTAGTGGAAGAGTTAATACGTTTTCCCAACTCAGCCCATGATGACCAAGTAGATGCGCTAACTATGGCAGTGCATTATATGCGGGACTCATGGAACCTTGCACATCCTGACGATCCAGATTGGGATGAGCCAGTTAGAGAAAAGAAAGCAACCTATTGGACATTCTAAGTTAATGTGATATAATAGAGTGGGCGAGGAAAGGGAACTCAATGTCTTTATTTGATTACGCATCAGAAAAACTAATCAATGAATTAGAAAAAAATAAATCACCTATGCTTACTATTAGCATGGGAAGGGAACCTGTTATGCCTATGGCACAAGGAGGTGGTCTATCTACTGTTCAGAATAGTCTGAACATTAATGGTGAGCCGCACAGGCTGGCCTATATCAATCCTAGTGAAAAAAATTTGTTACAACAACTTGGAGGTAGTGGTAGAAAGATTGACGGTATCCCAGCTTATTATGCGGGACATGGCGCTGCCGAAGGTACTTCAGAAGAAGGAGCAGTCGGACCTGGCGAAGACTCAGGAACAGGAGATGGTCCTGGTGCTGGTGGCGACACTGGTGGCGACACTGGTGGCAATCCTGATACATTTGATGTTCCTAGTTTAGACCCTCCTGCTCCAAATCCTGATACATTTGATATTGACTCTTTTCCTGATCTAGACGTTCCTGCTCAAAATCCTGATATATTTGATCCTAAGCCTTTTCCTGATCTAAACCGTACTCCGTATGCGGACCTGAATATGAAAAATAAAGATCCTAAATCAAGAAGTTTTATTGACAATATTAATCCTGTTACTCTTCTCTTTTCTCCTCTAGCAACACTTGCCAAAGCTACTGTTACGACAGCAGTAAACAATAATTTTGGTATGGACCCAATGGGTGTAGACCCCAATGTTGGACACGCTCCGAGTGAGGACGACGACGATGATGGCACCGATGCTGGCGGCGACGACGCTGCTGACTACATTATTAAAGAAAAAATTGCAGCAGTTAAACAAATCCCTGTTAAAGAAGTAACAGTAGAAGAAGTTCAACGAGCTAAAAGGCTAACGGCTGCACAGCGAGTAGCTGGCACACGACTTGAAGATATACTAGATGATATTTATGGTAGCGGCCAAGGCAGTAATCTTTTGTCTTTAGCACAGTCTGGTGGTGGTATAGCAAGCTTACAAAAAAATATAAATATTAACGGCCAGCCACATCAGCTATCTTATATTAATCCTAGTGAAGAAAATTTGTTAAAACAGCTTGGTGGTAGCGGTGAAAAAATTAATGGTATTCCAGCTTATATGATGGGAGGAGCCAATGGCGATCATGGCTATGGCGAGGCTCCTGGCGGCGATGATTCTACTTCTACGGACGATGCTGCTGCTGGTGCCAGTGCTTCTGGTGGCGGTGACCAAGCTGGTGGTGATGACGCTCCACCTGAACCTGAACCAGTTGTTGCTCCTAAAGCGCCAGAAGTTATTATTCCTAAAGTTGAAGAACCTGAACCACCAAAACAACCTAGAACTGTAAATACAAATTTAGCAGATATTCTTCAAGCTACTTATCCTAATTTATCTAGACCAGTAATTAGAGGTATGTTGGGCGGTGAAACAGTAGAAGAAGATAACGAAGAAGACTTAGAAGAAGATTTTAAAACAGATGAAAAAATTATAAGTCTTTTGAAAAAAGAAGGAAATCCTTTTCCTAC